CTGGTGTGCTAAAACGCACGGTGGCGTTATTAGGATCCAGCGAGTCATAAATACTCGCCGTATATTGAGACCAGCCAGTATGCCCACGAGCAGGGGCAAATCTCTTGTTGGAATAAAACGGAACTTCCATTTCAAGAGTGTTTCGGTTAGCGGCAACGCCACTGGAAGTGGACAAGGCATGGCTTATGACAGCGGCGTCGGGAGCCCAATGACCGAACATAATTTGTCCATTTGTAGAAGTAATAGACTTATAGCGACGAGAACCTCTCCAACCTGCGAACATCCACGTGCAATATTCTTGCACGCAAAGGTCGTCGGTTTTCAAACCTCTACAATTAGTCTGAACATTAATAGTACTAGGAGAGATGTAATAATTTCCGTACCGTCGCATTAAAGTACGAATGGAACGGGGGCTCTCCCCCATAAAGACTTTTAGAGTGGAATCAGACATCGGTTCAGATGTAGTTCCAACTGGAGTGACATGTTCAGCGGCAGACTCAGGAGAATCGGGGCCGTCTGAAGCGTCTAATATGTCACCAGCTTGCATTCCCTCTGCAGCAGAACTGTAAAACTTCCAAGTATTTGTGAAAATATGATTAGAGGGACAGCCGAATTCGTAATCGTCTGTCATCCTCTGGGAAATCAAAATTTCACAACCCGTTGCCAATGAAGGATCAGGGGTAACTAGTGGATTAAGAACTTCTATACGAAGGGAACCGTTCTCAAATGAAGGAAAGTGGGATACGCTTGCACCGTGATTGAAATTCACGGTGCCAACCTCAGGGTGGCGGACCTTGAGAAATGATTCCATTGCATGCCAAGCAATAGGTATCTCAAAGTCGCGAGTTTCTTCCAAATCAACAATCCGGGAATAGGTTTGATTGAAATCACTCGCTGTAGAGCCAATTGGATCATACACGATGCGCAATTTTCCACGATGCAAAGAACTTGCAACGATACGAAATCGATAAATGATGGTTCCTTTCCAATAGTGGAACAAACTAGCGATCGCAGCCTGCGAAGTAAGAGCAGACCGGTCATTAACAGTTGTGGTATCAGTGCCAAATTGACACGGAGTGACCTTAATTGTGAGCAAACTTGCACCACTGACATCTGAAGTGGCCCATGCTTGACGCTTGAAAATGTTTTCCTTTTGTAAGATGTGATCGAAAGACATCTCATCAATAGGAGCAAGACCCACGGTGCGGGGATCGATACTCAATTCACCCTTGGCGTCTAGTCCAAGACGCATTGTTGCCTCATCCTTATTGGTGACGGCAAACTCCCCCATTTCAAAAGAACGATATGGGGTGATTTTGTCTAACACCTGTGGGCGAGACATACCGAACAAGTGGGCAATGCGACCGACAGCTGAAGCAGCACGCTCAGTTGCCATAGCATAAGGTTCG